AGTTCGCAAAACAACTTGGCGAAGCACAAGTGGGGATCGGTCTGGCAAAACGTGAACTTGATATTTTAGGCATATCGATTCGTGACGAAACCGGCAATTTCAAGAGCCATGAGCAAGTCCTGAATGAAGTTGCAGACGCCTTCCGGAATATGGATGATCCGGCGCGGAAGATGTCTTCTGCAATGGCGCTGTTTGGACGATCCGGACACGTTATGGTCAATATGCTTTCAGATGGTTCGCAGGGGCTTGCAAAGTTGCGAAGTCAGCTTGTTTCAACTGGTGGAATTATAAATGAAAAATTTATCCGTGAGGCCGAAGAAGCAAACGACGCAATGAATGTTCTAAACAGGACTTTCGGCGCAATGGCTACTCGGTTATTGTCCAATGTTTCACCCGCAATTTTAGAAGTCACTGACGCAATACAGCGTTTAATGGGTCTTGATCCTGCGAAAACAATGAGCCTGAAAAGACTTCGTGACGAATATGATCAGCTAGATATTGCAATATCAAAAACTGCAAATAATATTCGCAAACTTGAAAGTGCAGAAGGTGATTTATTTGGATTATCAAAACAAGATTTATTACTTCAAAAGGAAAAACTTCAAGAATTGATGAAGGAGCAACACGCGATTGAAGTACAGATTGCGTTACATAAACAAGTTGAAGAAAGCCAAGAAGCACAAAAGAACTTACAAATTGAACAAAAAAAGAATGAAGAAGGAATCACAAAAGCATTAAATGAACAACAAATGGTTCAAAAGCACGCATCGCAAATGCGTTTTATGGGTGCAACAAAAATCTTGGGCGCTCAACAGGCAATGAATAAAGAACATCAGGAAACTATTGATTTGTTGGAGGAAGAATATTCAGAAGATTTTCAAAAAAAGGAAGCACAAAGAATAGAAAATCTTCGGTTGGAAGGTTTAGAAAGGGAAAAGAAAAAATTACAAGTACAGCAAGAAATTGAAGCTGAAGAAAGGAAACAGGCTTTATTAGATGCAAACGCAAAAAGGAACAGGGAACAAGCAAAACGTGATGCTGAACAAAAGGAGCAATTAAGGCGTCAAGGGCTTCAACAAACCATTTCAGTCGCAAAGGCAACCGGAGACATCCTTTACGAACAGGGCGTGATGGGGTTTGATGCAATGCGGGCGCTTGCGTTTACTGAGGCAATGGTAAATGCACAATTAGCAGCAACGAAGGCACTGGCGACACTTCCCCCGCCGTGGTCATATGCAGCAGCAACAGCGTCATATGCGTTTGCAGCAGCACGCGCTTATCAAATTAAAAACATGGAACCGCCAGCAAGGGAAATGGGCGGAACAGTAACGAAGGGCAAACCGTTCTTAGTCGGTGAGAGTGGTGCAGAAATATTCACGCCAGGACAAACAGGATCGATAACGCCAAATAACGCTATTGGTGGAACTAATGTAACATTCAATATCCAGACAAACGACGCACAAGGCTTTGATCAGCTTCTTATGGCAAGGCGCGGTTTGATTGTTTCAATGATAAATAAAGCCATGCATCAGCAAGGTAGAAGGGCGCTTGTATGAGTGGAACATTCCCTAGCAGTCCGGCATTTAATTCACTTAATGTCCAGAGTGTTCAGCCGACTTTCGTTTCGCGTACTATTTCCGGAAGGCGTCAAGCAAGGCAGATCGGCGGACAATATTGGAGAATGACTGCTTCATTTGCACCAATGACAAGGGCGCAATTTCAACCGATTTATGCTTTTGTAATGTCACAGCGCGGACGGTTTGAATCATTCAGCTTAACACTGCCAGTAATTAAATCAGGTTTGGGAACGCCTACCGGCACACCGCTGGTAAATGGTGCATCACAGACCGGAAGAACGGTTGTTACAGATGGATGGAATAATGACACCGTTGTTTTCAAGGCCGGTGACTTCGTTAAGTTTGCAGGAAATGACAAAGTATACATGATAACGAGTGACATCCAGTCAAACGGATCGGGTCAGGCAACTCTAGCAATCGAACCGGCATTGGTTGCAAGTCCAGCAAATGACGAAGCCGTAGTTGCTGAAAATATACCGTTCACGGTTGCATTAACCGGCGGGGTTCAGGAATTCGCTACAGGCACAACCGGCTTATTTGCGTATGACGTAGATTTTGAGGAAGTTTTGTAAAATGCCTAGAGGTTTATCATCCGCTGTCAAAACTAAACTTGAGTCCGGCAAGTTCACGATGGCGCATTTGGTTAAATTGGAGTTAAACACAACCTATAAATACACCGACTATGCAGTGAATATAGTTGACGGTTCAGACACTTATGTCCCGAATGGTTTCCTTCGTGGAATTGGTGCAGTTAGCGAAAGTTCATCAATTAATATTGGATCAATAGATATAACAGTTTCATCAGCTACACAAACCATTTTAAGTGATGTTTTAAACAACGGACATCTAAATAGGAACGTAACAATTAAACGCGCAATTCTGGACACGGACGATTCCGTTGTTACAAGTGGAACATTCCAAATTTATGCAGGATATATTGAAGGAATGTCAATTACTGATACTCAAGGCGATTCAGTAATCACTTTTGCCGTTGCTAATCACTGGTCAGATTTTATGAGATTTGAAGGACGACGAACGAATGATTCTTCACAGCAACATTTTTTCAATGGTGATAAGGCTTTTGAATTTACTTCACAAGCTGGTAAACGTCTTTATTGGGGCAATGTTGATGTGATTACTTTTTCAGAAGAAGAAATTGCAAACTGGCATTCAGGAAATCCAGATGCAGATGTAATGCCTGGAACTTTTATACACCAAGACGTTTCACATTTATTTCAACAATGAGCGTATTTTCGGATTTAACAGGAATAACTAATCCAGGTGGGACAGCGGGGGATATTCTTGGAGGGGCTGAAAGTGTATGGAATCAAGCAACTGGTGGAGGTCAGACAAATTCTGGAATAACGCATCAAATAACATCAACTGCTTCAACGCTAGTAACAAATGAAACACCAGAACAGTCAGTCAACCAAGATGTAGGACGCTGGCTTGAGCCACGTCAAGGAACAGACATTGGCTTGCCTATTATATATGGAACAAGACGAATTGGCGGGATATTAATATATCAAGAAGTTTCTTCAGATAATAATTTACTTTATCGCGTCTATGCACTCGCAGAAGGTGAACAACAATCTTGGACTACATACGTTGATAACGTCGCTTATGCATCAAGTAAATTTTACAATTCGGACTCATCATTGAGACACATTGACCAGACAAGTTTCACCGGCAACGATACAGGATTAGGAAGCGGATCGGGTATTACGCTTGGTTCAAGGTGGACGGCAAATCATTTATGCAAAGGCATTGCAACCGAAATATTAACATTTGTATTTGATGCAGAAAAACGTGCAGATGCAACAAATTTTGAAGAAGAGCCTTTTTTCGAGAGTGGACTGCCAAAAGTCGAATTTGAAATGACCGGCAAGGCACTTGTAGACAGTAGCGGGTCGTCAGTAAGCGCCAAAAATCCAGCATGGCAGTTATACGATTACTTAACAAATACTCGATATGGTTGCGGAGTGGCTTCAAGTTTAATTGATGCAACGTCGTTTACTACAGCTGCAGCAATTTGTGATCAGGTGAATAATTCAATAACACGTCATCAGGGAAACATCATTCTTGATTCAAGATCAAGTTTGCTGGCAAACATTAAAAATATTCTTGCAACGTGTAATGGTCGTCTGCATTGGATCGACGGCAAGTACACAATGAAGATTGATGACACTTATACAGGTTCAGGCGAATTTGCATTTGAGGAAAAGCACGTTATCGGTGGAATTAACATAATAGCAAATAATAAAAATGAGCGCACAAACCAAGTGACTGCAACTTTTGTAAATCCTAGTAAAAACTGGAAGAAAGACGAAGTGTCATGGCCTGACAAAAACCGTGACGAAGACGGCGACGGCGATACTGGTGATTTATATACTGCATATCTAACCGCTGATAAATCAATACCGCTTCGCAAAACTATTAATTTAAATGGCGTTACTGATTACAACCAAGCGAGATACCTTGCAAAACAAGCGTGCCTAAGAAGCCGTGACGCGCTAAAGGTTAACTTTAGATGTACGTCCGAAGCAATGGACTTAATCGTCGGTGATGTTGTCACACTGACACATTCAACGCCTGGATGGACTGCAAAAGAATTCCGCATCAGAAGCATTGCACTCAACCTTGATGGAACTTGCTCAATATCGGCGGTCGAACATTCAGACTCAATTTATGCGTGGGATTATGTTGCTCCGCCAGCTGGTGCATCAGACACAAATCTTCCAGACGTTACAAGTGTAACTGCACCAAGTGGCTTAAATGTTGAGGAGTCGATTTATACCTCGATTGCTTCTGGAGGTACACGGCTCAAAGTTACGGTTAACTGGACAAATTCCACTGATACGTTCACGGTTGCAAATGAAGTTCAATTTAGAAAAGTTAAGGACAAGGACGGTAACACAATATCATCGCCGACATGGGTCGATGCAGGAGCAACGGCGTCAAGTCCTCACATTATAAATGACTTTGAAAAGGGAACTTTTGATTTCCGTGTACGTGCAAAAAATGCAGTCGGGAATATATCAGATTGGACAACATTATCAAATCAGCTTGTTTCTGGTGTGGGTCTTCAGGCTCCCGCTGTCACAGGATTTGAAGTTAATATACTAGAAGGTCAGGCACAAATTTCGTGGGACACTCCGGACGATATAGACATCCAGACCGGCGGAAAAATACAAATTAGAAACCTTCAAGTTGGATCAACGTCATGGGAAGAAGCAGAAATATTAGCAGAAGTTGCGTCCACAACCACATCAGTATTGTTGCCATTGGTGGAAGGCAACTACGTTGCAAAGTGGATCGGCTCAGACGGCGGAGAGTCAGTCAGTTTTGTTGAGTCGGGATTAGGTACGGTTTATTGGACTAACACGATTGAGACTATAAATTATCATCCTGCATTTGCAGGAACAAAAACAAATTTAATTGTTGCAGATAATGATGGAACTAAGGTTCTTAAATTCGCAGGATCAACAAATATTGATGACATTACTCAGGAAA